CAATAGCCACACCAATAACGGGTATGGCTTGCGCGAACTTGGCAAGCGTTGTGGCTTGTTCCTCGGTGGCCTCGTCGGCGTCGTCGGTCACGCCCCGCAATTCGGCTATCTTGTCAATCGCAAGACCAACGCCCCACGTAAACGCCGAGATATCGTACGCAAGGTCGTTAATGGTGTCGGCCATTCCTTGCGGGCCGCCCATACTTTGCGTAGCGGTTTCCAACGCCTCTACAAGACCGCGCCCTATTTCCTCTTTAGCGTCTTGTACGGCGGCGTCCAATATTCTTTGCGTGTTCGCTAGCCCCGACGACGTTCTAATAAAGTCACCTTGCGCCGTCTTGGTGTCTTTCATTATGAGCGAGTACGCCGCCATAGACTTTGTTAGCGGGTCAAGAGTCCCGGTCGTTACTTCCAACCCGAGCGCCAACGCCTCGGCTCTTAAACGTACGTCGCTTAGGGTGACCCCGAAACGCTTTAGCGGTTCCATCTCACCCGACAAGCCCGACCGCAATGCGTTAATGGCGTCGTCTATGGAAGTGTTATTAAACGAGGCAAGGTCGGCGGCAAGGGTCGTAAGGTCTTTAGACATTTCGGCGGCCTTGCCCTCGGTCGCGCCGAACGCGGTTAGCAAGTTACCGAACGACCCGGCGGCCTCTAGTGCTGCACCGGACGACAAGCCCATAGCGGTTACCGTTGTCTCGGCCCACCCGTTCACCATGCTTGTACCGGCGGTGCCAAAAACGGTTTTGGCTTTATTGGCGGCCTCGTCGTAGGCGCTTGCCATGCGTATTGTTTCTTGCGCGGCCCTCGCCATTTTCACCGCGAACGCGCCAATAGCGACGCCCGCAAACGCCGCACCTAACTTGCCCTTAATACTGTCGCCAAGTTTGTTGGTCTGCCCGGTAAACCGCTTGGTTTCCTCACCGGCCTTGCGAAACCCCTTGGTTAGACCCTTAGTGTCGGCGGTAACTTTTAGGTCTAGGGTGCTGCCCTTGCGCGCCATTACTGCGCCTCGGCTTTCCGTACGGCGCGCTCTAGTGCCTTATGCCACGACCGTAGAGCGTGAGGTACGCACGCCTCTAGCGCGGGTCTAATCCAATAACCCTCGGGGTTGTGGGTGCGAGCGAAACGCCAAGTACCTTTATTTTTTTGCGCGCCGTACTCGCTACCCCACAACAATTCCCCTGCCGTTGCGCGCACCTTGCGGCCCTTGCCGCCCGAGTCTTTGTAGTAATACGACCCCTTGCCCTTGCCCCATTTCTTGTATTTCTGCCGGGTCGTGTACGGGCGGCCTACCAACTTGCTACCGCCAACACGAACAATCGGGATACGGTCGCGCCGCACTTTCGCTGCACCGGCAACTAACCGGGCTTGCGGTGGTGCCTCGGCGTTTAACGAGAATTGGTACAACATGCGGCGCAAGTAGTCGGCAATGTCGTACGACTCGTCTTTAAGTTCGTTGTTTATTTCTCGGGGTTGTTTGTTTAACCACCGCAAAGTTTCCCGTACGTCTAGTTCCTCGTACTTGACGTAGATACCGTCGCCCTTTTTGCTCACGGCGGGGTTAGTGGTTCTCGGCACGCTCTAACACCTCCAATACTGTTGCCCACGTACGCCAATCCCATTGGCGTACTTCGCTTAGCGGCTGCCGGGTGGCTAGCGCTACTTCGACCGTTGCCCGGGTGAACGACCCGGCTTGGTAGGGGTTGGCGTCGTGACGTCCATTAGTTGCACGGCGTCCACCGTTTCTAACCAAACCTCAAACGGTTCCCGGGGGGCGGTCGTGTCGGCGTAGTACGCCAATACGGCTACGTCCCGCACCCCCGGGGTACGTTCACCCCATGAGGTAATCTCGCGCCCGGTAAAAGTCTCGTAGTTCACTACGTCGGGTAGGCGCGTCGTTACCTCGTGGGTTTCACCATCTTTAGTTATTTCTAAAACGAATTGCATTTCCCGGCCCCTTTCGTGCCTACTTGGTTGCGGTTCGCTGTACCCCGGCGTCTGCCATAGTCGGCATACCGTTGAGGGTCATTTGTACGGTGACCTCGGAAACCTCGCCCGCTTGCGCGTTGGGGCTAGGGCGTGCGGCGACGCACTCTCCGGTGTAGGTCTTGTTGCCGACGGTTGCGACGTAAGCCACGTTGCCACCGCTTTCGGCTGCCGCCCACAAGTCGCTAAAGAGACTAGAGGCGTTGCCGGTGTCGTAGGCGAACGTCACGGATAGCGTTCCGGTTTCTGTGCCGCCGAGCGCCCACGTTCCACCGAGGGTGTTGTATTCGGCTGTCTCGGTGTTAAATTCCAACGCGAACGACGCCACAACATTTTTGTAAGCGTTGCCGCCCACGGACAAATCACAATCGCTGCCCGTGTATAGGGTTGGTGCTGCCATTGTCTTTCCTTTCCTACTTAATGGGAACCGACACCACCACGGGCACGGTTACGGTTGCCGCCTCGGTAGTTCCAAGGTCGGTGTATTGGGGCGGCGATACCTCGCCGGTAGTCGTACACGTGGCAAGCATTTGCATTGCCATTAGTTCTAGGGCGTCTAGGTCGTAACTGTTATGCGACGGCGCTACGGCTGCCACAAGTTCTAGGTTTACCGTTACGGTGTTTAGGCCGGTTTGTTCTAGGTACGGGTCACCGGGCGCAATGGCTATGGCGGGTAGCGTCCATTGCCGGGGTACGTCCACGTACACGTTTACCGGCTGCCCGTTCATTGTTACGCCCTCTAGCGCGGCGGCTACGGCGGTGCGTGCGTCTTTAATGCTCACCCGACAAGCACCCCCGGTGCCTTCCACGGCGCAATAATTCCGTCTATGCGGCGCACCAATCCCGGCCCGAGCAAGTAGGGGTTACTTACTTGTAGGTCGTAGCCGGTCATGGCGCCGCCGGGTGCTTGCCGTTGCTGCCATATTTGCCCTGCCACCGCTAGGGCGGCTTCACGTATGGCGGCGTTCGCGGTGTAGTCACCGGGGACGAGTAGCGACTCTAGGAGACTTGACGCCGCCTCACACACGGCGCCTAGGTCGTCGTCGGTCACCGTCACGGGTAGGTCTAGTGCTGCCCGCATTTCGTCCGGTGTCACTAACACGGCAAGCCTTTCGGTTGGGTGGTTGCCCGGGGCGGGGGCCGGGGGAGGCACTAACCCCGGGCAACCGGTCTAGTGGTTAAGCCGCTGCCGTAATCTTTACGACGGCCTCGGGACGCAAGAGCGCCATAGCCACGTACCCATACGCGGCGTAGTCCACGCCGAGCAATGAGGGCACCGGGGCTTCCACGGTGAACGGCGCGCCCGCGCTTTCACGCAAGCCAACACCGCCGGTGTTCATCACAAACCCGGGCGTATCGCCTAATTGCGGGTCGCAAATGAACGGCAAGCCCCAAGCGGTGTACGAGAGGCTAGAGAGGTTGGCGCTACCGACGTTGCCACCGGCGTACGGGTACCCGTGTCCCGCCGTGGTCGCAATGCTAAAGAAAGTCGCCGGGTTAAGCACGACGGCGTTAGCCGTCCACCCGGTGTCGTCGGCAATGCTCGTGGCAGCCGCACCAAGGAACGCACCAATCGTGCCGCTATCCACCGACGCCGGGAGGGCGCTTGTCTTGGTCGCTGTACCGAGCAAGGTAATTACCTTGGCGTTGGTGTTGCGTGCGTACTGCTCGCCGAGGCGCTGCACGTAGTCGGCCCTATCCCAACCGCTTGCGCGTTGGATAAACTGCAGCGACAAATCGTTGCCACCGGCAATGGTGACCACGGGCGCGGTAACAATCTTGCCGTTAGCGGCGGTGCTTGTAATCTCGGTTTTTTCTGCCGATTGGTCGCCGACGGTCGGGTCAAGGGCGTCAAGTAGCCAAGACGAGTCCATGCCGTTAGGGGCGAGAGCACCCGCACCGACGGCGCTAAACGTGGGGCGGGCGAGGTTAATACGCGCCGACACTTCGGTAGGCACGGGGCTATTGTCGCTGCCCGCTACGCCGTCCACGGTAATATCTGCGAGGGCGCGTGTTGCCACGGCGTCGCCGTACATCTTGTAGAACTCGCGCTCGCCCATTGGTTCGCGGGGTCGCTCGGTAATTTGCAGGCTTGCCACGGTGTCGCGCATTGTTTCCAACTCGGCGCGCAATTCGCGCACGTTGTCCGGCTGCACCACCTCGGGTGCGTCCGGTGTAGTGACTTCGGACATTTCTTCGGTTTCCTCTCGGATCGCCGCTACCTCGGCTGTGGGGTAGGCGGGCATGTGGGTTAGCGATAATTCCGAGAGCGCGGCACGCACTCGGGTTACCGTGTCGCGTGTCTTGTTCCACGCATTTTCGACCGGCTTAAAGCCGACCGAAAGACCTTGTACCGAGCCGGTACGCACGAGGGTTGCCGCGTCCCGACCTAACGCGGTGTTGGCTAGGTTCGCTTCTACTACTAGCCCCTCGGGTGTGTTCTCGGCTTTCGTAATGACGCCTACCGGTTCGTCGTGGCGCCAACACAACGGCGTGCCTACTACGTCGTCGGCGTTAAACGCCTCGGGCGCGAACTGTTCGCGCACACCGCCGATGTCTATTGGCGTGTCGTAGGGAACCGCTGTACCCCACACGACCCCGGCTACGTCGGGGTTATCGGTTGTCTCTCGTACCTCTAGCGTTGCGGGTACGTGCGTCGTTTCCATTACGTAATACCTCCGGCGGGGCTTGTGTCGGTACGGTCGGGTGCAAACTGCAGAAATTCGCGGGCCTCGTCCACGCTCACTACACCGAGGGGAAGCAACGTCGCAATAATGTTGGTGCGCGCCTCTAGGTTGGTTCGCATAAATTCCGAGTAGTCGAACGCAACTAGGTTGCTTGTAAGCGTTGGGGTTACGTCCCTCATGCTTAACCGCTGCCCGATAATTTGGCAGAAATCCAACAACGTAAAGTCGTAGAGGTCTTTTCGTAGGTCTACCCGGTTGGTGTACGTAAGCGTTGTGCCGCCGCCGGGAGTGTTGGCGTTAAG